TGCAACCATTACCAATATTACGAAGTTAAAGAGCCTTTATATTGTGATGGAGAATTTCACGGAAACAATGGGAAAGTCTTTTGTAATAATTGTGTAGGAGCAACGCAATGATTAATCCATTAGAAAAAAAGAGAGCAACGTATTTAAACGCATTTAAGGACGGCGTGAGCGACGCATTGCTTAACGGAGTCATAGACGATGAAAGGCGATCTTCTGCTTACTACAGAAGAGGCTATGACTTTGGATTAGTTATGTATCAAGAAATCAACAAAGAAGAGGAGCGACGAAATGACATTATCAATTAGTAACCCAATAAATGAAATCTGCTTGGAGTGTCGTAAGGACACTTCATACGGATCAGACAACCATGTTAACAGAATACCTTGTGGGCGTGAGGAAGAGGACGGCTGGCTATGTGAGGAATGCCAGCTTGTCGATTGTCATAAATGCAATGCTTTAGTTATTGATTATGAATGTGTTGATAATGGTATTATTTGCCGAAATTGTTTTGAAAAAATATAGGAGCGACTAAATGTATGAATGGAATGTAAGAGTAATGAAAACTCATTATACCTTTGCAGAATTTATTGTTGAAGCTGATACTAAAGAACAAGCTGAATCTAAAATAAATCCTGAAACCGATGTTACCGATGAACATTGGAATGAAGATGGATCAACTGAAATAGAAATACACCCTGACTACACGGAGCGTATGGACGAATTATTTCCTGAAGATTATGAAAACCCTGATGAAAATGATGGGGAACATGAATAAGGAGAATAACTAACTATCTATCACGCTGGGTATTCATCGATTCAAAGCCAATTGATGCGTATCCAGCGATATCTTTCCAGCTATCAGCACTATTGGGATTAAAACTAAGTCTCACGGCCTTTTGTATAATGTTAAACATAACAACATCTTCAGCCACGAATTGTTTATTCTTTTTCCCTTTTAAATACTGATCAAACATATTAGCTACTTTATCCATAACCAACATCGGATCGCCGTATTCAGCATTCCTATGCTTATCAACTAGAGCGACGACTTCTTTTAACATTTTAGAACGGCAACTTGTCATCTAATTTATCCTTTTCTTTTGGTTTAATACTTACAATTTCAGCACCTGGAAAATGCTTCTTCACTTCTCCATAAATATCTTTGTGGTAATCGTTTACAATACGAAGCACTTCTTCCATTGATACAACAGTAATGTCTTTATCGAAATAAACATGATCGGAAATATCATTAACAAAAGCGTATTTCTTTCCCTCGTCATTAACCATATGCCAAACCTTTTCGCATTCAGGCTTATGCCCAGCTTCCAATACTTTCTTTTCGATGATTTTCCAACCACGAATTAAGTCTTGAGATTTAGCGACGACTTCCGTTATATTTTCCATACGCAACGCATAATTAAGATTCTGTCTAGCTTGCTCAAATCTCGTAGCCAAAGCTGGATCGCATAACTTCTCCAACTTTCCAATCCCCCATCGTTGTTCGATATCTCTAGCCACCTTATCCACGCTATTAATAGATGCGTGAATAACACTTACGTTTTCTTGAGACTGATACATTTCAGGTACAGTTTGATCTACAAATTTTACTGACGGCTCTTTCTTAGCTCTTGACCACTTACCACTATAAGCCATAGCAACCTCCGATTAGGTTTACTGTTAGCAATAACCATCGCCAAGATGGTGTTGCGAAAGTAACACCTAGGGGGTATGGGGGGTTTACTTTCGCGTTACTTTCGCGCATTTTCGCGTTACTTTCGCAAAAAACGATGTTTTTGAAAACGTTACTTTCGCGTTTTATAGCCATATTAAGCCTCACTTTCGCGTTTTATAGCCAAATATGCCTTTACTTTCGCGTTTTTCGTTTTGCGAAAGTAACATATTTTGCATCTGATCATTGATCTTATTTAGCAGAATTGCTCGGTTTTCTGAATCCTTCTCAATTTCATCAATCGAGTTTAATATATGCTCCTGATTCATTAATATTTTAGTCATAGTTCTTTTTATTCCAAACATTTGTCGCTCCTAATCTGGTTGTTTTATGACACGCAAACCTTTTAGGTTTTTATGTCCACTTAAAGTAGCCACTTCGAGGTAGCCTTGATCTAACCAAGCTTGCAGATAGTTTTTAGCTGATCGGCTTGGCATTCCGTATTCTGACTTTATCCAAGCCACAAAAGATCGTTGAGTATTGTTTCCGATTGCGAATGGCTGCTCATTGCCCCATCGCTTTTCAATTTCTGTAAATATAGCCGTGGTTTGTCCTCTATCCAGCTTTGCTGACGCTATCAATATAGCATCGACTTCTCCTGATCTATCAATAAGCAAGCCACCCTCTTCTCGAACAAACGTATGAGTGGACATATCGGCTTGATCGTTAACCTTAACTATTCCTCCACAAACGCAAGTTCCCTGACCAGCATCGAATCCCATCTTTTGAGCCACGACTATCTCATCGGCTTCAGGCATATTCCACAATCCATAGACCCATCTTGCGCCGTCCACGAGTGCCGTTGTGCCACGAATAGCTTCTCTGGCTTGCATTGACTTCTTTATGGCAAACGTTCCGTCTTTTCTCATATGATGAGCCACAATAACATTTCCGTTAATTGACACGCATAACTCTGACATTAATGACCACCAATATTGAGCAGCAGCTGGATCGGTGTTTATATCAGCATGAGCAAACGCTTGTAGTGGATCGATGACAACTAAAGCCACTTCTCCAAAATCTAACAACTGTTTCTTTATGTTTTTGAAAAACGCCGTGAATGAATATTGACCTTGGTGCTGACCAATAAAAGCATTTGTTCCTCCAGCATCAGGCATCGGAACAATAAAAAGATTATTTGCTGCTCGATCTCTTAATGTTGGATTGGATATAGCATCGATACGCCTATGGATTGATGAAGCTGAATCTTCTGCTCCAAAGAAAACGACTTTTCCATTGTGGGTAATGTTACCACCAAACGCCGTTTCGGTGTGCATTGTCTGATCGCCACCAGCAACCTTTAGGCATAAGTCTAATAATATATAAGATTTTCCGAGGCCACCGATTGCTGCAATTAGACCTGGAACTCTTCTTGGTAGTATATTATCGATTAACCATTCTTGATCAGGTGCTTTACCAGCGTATCGGTGCATTCCCCAATCGGTAATTAGAAGAGGAGGAGTAGCTTCAGGAGCGACCAATCCACCACCCTCCTCCAACACTTGACTATTGGAGTTTGCAGACATAGACAAGTGTTTTTCTGATCCAGCTTCAACATTATGCAAGATTCTTAATTCATTATTGCTTGCTCTTTTAAGTTGATACCATGATCTTTGTTTAAATAAATCGAGGCCACGCTTATCATTAGACAAGTTTTCGCCTCTTGCTTTGACCTTACGTTCATAGATAGGCCAGCATTCTTCTATAAGCTGATCAATCGTAGGTAAAATTCCTTTTTGACCCCACCATGATCGAATTGTTCCAAGAATCAATTTAACCATGTAACCCTCACGGCCATCGATATGCTCGCCCCACATATTCTGCTCGCCGTTTTGAATATTCTCTTGCGTGTATTGAGGCGTATCTAATAGGCTTGTAAGCCAATCAGGACTGCTTTCCATTTCTGAGAAATGCGCAACCTGATATTGATTGCCTGATTTGTGATTGCTGGGAGCGACAACAATAAATCCTCCCTCGCCTCTAGTGTCAATTCCTGATCCTAAAGTATTCTTTCCAGTAATAATCGATTTGTCTTTAGGCGCTTTAAAAAGGTAATGCCGACCACCACCTCCAGTTAACTGCTCCAAAGTTTCAGGCAAATCATCGTTTGCCATACATAAATCCATTAAGCTATCATTCCCAAGCTTGCCATCGGCTGTATCGACATCAACTGCAAATACATTCCCTGATACTTTTCCAGTAACAACGCCTAAATTATAATCCTTATATCTTCCATCAAACCACATTTCCAAAGTAAACTCATCGGCGCATTTCTCCTGAAATACAGACCAGCTTTTTGGCGCTGGGTGTTTTCCAGGAGATGCACAATTTTTCCCTTGGGAACATGAACAACTACCATCGGAAAGGACATAGTGTACTGGAACAACGCTAAAGCCTTGTCCGTGCCACCATTTTGCCCAATCCAATTTTGTAGTTAAGTTATCGTCAAATTTCATCATTACCAAACACATCAGCTGAAGCTGGTTCTGCTTGTGGAGTTGCTTGCGCAACTGGAGGAGGTGTAACTGGAGCGTTTCCACTTAATTCAGCTGGTCTGTCCACCCATTTGACGATTTCAAAGTTGGGTATTTTAGTAGCACCTTTACCAATACGAGTAGGCGTACTTTTTGTGATTTTTAATGCTGGCACTTGATCTTTACCAAAACCACTTTCGCAAGCGTCATAAACAGCTTTAATAAAGCTGAATATCCCTACACCATTTGCTGACAATTCTCTTATTGGCTCGTCATCAAATAGCTTACTGCTGTAAAACTTAACATTAAAACCTTGTCTGTATTCATCACTAGGCTTTAATGTTGCTGCAAGCTTTACATCATTGTCTGGCCAAATAACCCAATCACGCCCACCAGCTAATTTTAGCCAGCCTAATTGTATCTTTTCGATATCCACAATTACTGGACTATCCCATGATATATCAACTAGATCGCCTGATTGAGATGATCTTGACCATTGGTCGAGTTCAGCAGAGAAGCGTATAAAAGCTGCCCCTCCACCAGAGTTTAAAGTTTCTAACGGCATTTCAGTCTCCTTATGTTCGCCTTTTTAGCGTTCCTAAATCTGGTGGAACGAACCAGCCATCTCGGAGTAAGATGGGATATTGCTTTTTCAACCATTGTCGAACTCGCAATTGGGTGTAGCTGGGATCAAACCCAGCCAAAACACATACGTCATCAAAATCTTCGCTATCATTGTAGAGCCAATTAATTGCTCTTTTTGCGTCATTACGAATTTCTGCCCTAGTGTTAGCCAAACCCTCGGCATCTTTAAATTGCTGGACAAGAACGCTGACCCATAGTTTTTCCCACGGCGTTTTTTCGCCTTCATAATATTCAATTTCAAAGAAATCACTTTTGTGTACTGCATCTTGAGATTCATTTCTTTCTTCATATAATTTTGGTTTATGGAAAGTATTCTTGGAGGACATCAGCAGCACCATTCCAGTAAAAACTTTCAGGATTGTGAGGGACTATTTCAAGTAATCCTTTTAAATCTTCTTTTTCAGAAAGAAACGCTTCTAATTGCGTTACTGTTCTTTTAAATGACTTTAAATAATATTCAGGATCAGTTAGTTCTAGCCAAACATAAGGGTCTTTTTGTCGTGTTAAAGCGTATAAAAAGAACACCTTAACTGGCTTACCAGTTTCTTTTTCCATTGCCCTTTTATATATAGAAGCTTGTATTCCATGAGATAACGTCCATTTACTTGGTGCTTTTGCCGTTGTCTTTAAATCAACTATTATATTTTCTTCAGGAAACCAGTAATCTAAAAAACCTATACAAGGTATTGTTCCCAAATCTCCCTCGGCAAATCGAACTGGTATTTCAATTTTATGCTGCTCTCCTAATGTTGGCTGTTTAGGAATGCCAATTGTTCTTATTTGTTGAATAGCTGTCTGAACCATTCTTGACATAATAGGTTCTCTTTTGGCGTATTCATCAGCGTAGTTAGGCATTAAGCAAGTATGCTTGCTAAAATAATCTAAAGCCGTTCTGATGCAGAAATCGATTTCTTTTCCTGAATACAAGGCTTGATCGACACCTAATTCAACGGCCTTACCTTGCCACATTGCATATCCAGCTGGAGTTCTTACGCCACCGATATAGCTTACAACCCATGCGTCTAGCGCTTCTCTTGCTTTATTTACTGAACTAGCCGACAAATGCTGAATGTCGTGCATTTCAAAACCATTTCTATTTGTGTTGGTCGTTGCTTTCAACATTTTCTCCATAAGTTAAGCCATAGTAGGCAATTAAAGCAGAATCCGATCTGCCATCGTCTGATTTCCTAGCAAAGGATTGCGAGTAAGCTGGGAAGACTTCCATAGCACGGCTTCGGCTTCCGTCTTTACCAGATTGCACAAGGCATTTTCTTTGCCACGCTTGTGGCGTGACTAAATTAATTGGCATATCCAAAGCAATAGCTACACCCTCAACTATTCCAGCTGATCTTCCAAAGCTAAACATTGAAGATACGCCTTGTCCAGGTCTTGCTCCAACTCTTTCAATCCAAACAATTCCGTGATGAGTTCTAAGTATGTTTGCCACTAAATGACCTGATACAAGTTTTTTTCCGTTACGCTCAACAATTGGCATATCGTGTATTTCCAAAACGCCGTTGGCAACGTCAAACATTGTTAACGCTCCATGAATACCAATATCGATTCCCCATATAATCATTTTGAAACTTCTTTCGCTAATTCTACCAATTTAATTCCGTTTTCCACCATGCGTCTTGCTCTCCAGTAAGTAACTCTTTCATCGCTCCCATATAAATAGTCGCCATAATCTCCTAGAGCTTCCATAGCTGAAATATAAACATCGTCATCTAATGCTTTGATTCGTATAATATTTGCAAGATGGTAAGCGTGAACGACATCTGCTTTCATAAAATCTTCAGACATATTTTTTTTATGTAGCTTAAATATAGATTTACACCAAGCAATGTCAGACAACTGCTCTCCATTTAATCCATTTGCTTTTTTGGATTTTAATTTTACAACGTTATTTTTCATCTCGATTTATCTCTTCAGTTATAATATAATCGTATAAATCAAATCTTTTGTTATTTTCTTTAGCAATCACAGCTAACATTAATAGAGATTTTAGATTCATTGCGTTACGTCTACGCCACTTATCAACAGCGCCTAACGTAATAGGGTTTCCATTTTTAGTTAAAGCTTTGCAGCACTTAGTCATGCCACCAAATTCTTTTACTATTTTAGATGTATTTAAACTTATATTCATATTTATTTACCATGTTATTGATAGTTGCGTAATTTTGTCTATCCCCAATTGATACATAAATAAAATCATGTGTCTATAACTTTTTTGAAAAAATCGTAATTTATTTCTTATCGGTATTTTTTTAGCTAGACAAGGTTTACGGCTTGTAGTATCTGTAGAGAATGATTTCAACAATTAGGCAACCTCGTTGGATCAGGTTTAAGTCAACGAGAATAATTTAAAAAGGACTTGATAATGCTAAAACCTAGTATATACAAAACAAAAAGAAAACCAAGATGCTTAAATCTGCAACACATAAACGAGTATAAGAGACACCTAGAAACCATGTTATATATGAAGCTTAAATCAACCCAAGAACAAGTGTTTCTTCTGAAATAATTTTAATACTACTATTTTAATAATATTTATTTAGGAAACAAAATGAAACACATAACTGGAAGATCGCCTATAAGTGGTATAGCTACTGATGTAGATTTATCGGTAAGGTCTATAAGAAAGCAAGAATTTGCGAAAAGACTATATGGTCTATTGCAAGAGAGAGATATGAATCAAAGTGATCTGGCTAACAAATCTGGTCTAGGAAGAGATTCTATATCTCAATATGTTAGAGCATTAAACGTTCCATCGCCCAAAAGCTTAAAGAAAATATGCGATGTCTTTGGCATTCAACCAAGTGAACTTTATCCAAACTATGAAGCAGCTGCCGTAGAAGAAGAACTGCCAGAACAGAACTTTAGGGCAATGTCTGGAGACAAAGGATTTATGTGGGTGCGCCTAAACATAAAACTTCCAAGTGAAAAAGCAGTCAAGATTATGGGTATTATTAATTCAGATGACTGATAGGACAAGCTTGGTTACACAAAGCCAAGCTTCTGCTTTGCTAAATGTGTCGGTCAAAACGATCTACAGACTTAGACAGAAAGGTTTACTGCCGACAATAAGCATAGGCAAAAACGTTAGAATAAAAAGGAGCGATATTGAATGGCTGATAAAACGAAAGGAACTAGAGGATTACCCCCTCGATTATCAAAAGAAGATAACAAACACGGATATTACTATGTTTTATTCTCGGAAAAAGGAAGAAACAAAAGACAGAGCTTACGGACAAAAGATCGCTTTGAAGCTGAAACAAGGTTTTTAGGCTGGTTAGAACAACGGCAAAAAGAATACATATCTTTAGCTACAGATGATCCAATTGTTAGAGATTGCATTGATTTATGGCTTACTCAACAAGTAATCATGTTTACCGATGGTGTCCAAACAAGATTTAAGTCAATGGTAAAAAACATAAATGCTTATTTTGGGGATATGACAGTTAGTGAGATAGTCCGAAAAGACTCTATGATTTACTACGAAAAAAGAAAAGCTGGCATATTAGGAAATTCAAAAGCAGCTGACTCAACAATCAGGCTTGAGTTATCAGAGTTGCGAGCCGTATTTAACTTTATGCAAAAAAAGGTAGAGCCAAAACAAAGACGCATTAATAGTGAAATTGTTCCCTATCTTGATATACCAGCAAACTCTCCACCAAGAGATCGTATTGTAACTGCTGAAGAACAAGAGAAGTATATCGATTATGCTTTAAATGGAAATTACAATGGCATTGGTGTTAAGCGTGTTAACAGAATACATAGAATACAAACATTTCTTATTGTAGCTATTGAAACTGGAGCAAGAAAAGGCGCTATATTAGATTTACAATGGCCAATGATTAATTTTGCTAAAGGAATAATTAATTTCTTACCATCAGGACAACGGCAACAACATCAAAAGAAACGCCCAACTGTTCCAATGTCTGATCTGTTAATTAATTTTTTAAAACAATTATACGAGCAAAAGATAAACAATTATGTTTTTGAAAACACAACAGATGTTTTATCTGGTATTGATAGAGTTAATTCTTTACTTGGCATTGAGGGAGTTACGCCTCATACTTTTCGTCATACTTGGGCAACAAGGGCAGCTGAAGATGGAGTAGCTATGGAAACTATAGCAGACTTTTTAGGCGATACTGTTGAAACAATTAAAAAGAATTATTTACACCTTAGTCCTGATTATCTTCGTTCAGCTATTAATAGAAAATAATTCTTGACACATGATTCACATAAAATGTTGGACGTTGTAGAGCCAAAAAACTTGTGTTGTTAACCCCCTAAAACTTGGGTTAATAACCCAACTTGGGTTGTTGATGTCCTCTACAGTCCTCTACAGTCCACTCAAAAAGTCCTAGAAAATATGCAGAATGTTGCCTGATATAGCTTTCAACAGTTTCAATTATGGTGCGCTCTGAACTAATTAAGCGTAGCAATTTATCCAGTAAAATCAATGTCTGTAGAGCAAATCAACAAGCCGACTTGGGTTGTTACTTGGGTAGTTAATCGCTTCTTAATATCCCATAGCCTTTACAGTTCGACTCTTAGCTTTATTCTTTTTACTGTTAGGAAAACCAGCTTTCATGTTTTTATAGTTCTCTGGTGTTATAGTTGACCTTGATGGTGGATTTGAATTTCCAGCCTTACGCTTTTTGTTAATATTTTCGTACAAGCTCATTTTATTTCCCTATTTTAAATTGTTTCTTTTTTCTTCCACGCTTACCAGGTGTGTATCTTTCGCCATAAATCAATTCCAAAAGATCGTTTACTCTAGCATTTTTAAAATCTTCTGACGTTAGCTTCATAAGGATTGGTAATCCTCCTAATGCTGTTGGAGGAGACATAGGAGCGATAGAATATAAAGCTGATAAGATTGGGTTGATGGTTAGATTCCATAATCCTTTAAGAGCGTTATATTCGTTTGATAAAGTGTTTTCGCTATTGTTTATAAAATACTGCGCAATGTATTGTGCATTTTGAGCAGCATATCCACCAGTACCGATAAAAAGATTGGCAAAATCTCTTCTGTATTTTAATCCAGTAAACAATTGATATAAAGGATCAAACGCTCCAGTAAACCCTGATCTGGCAAACGCCAACGGCAATATATAATCTGTAGCAAACTTAATTGGGTCTTTTTTGTTCTCTTCCCATTCACGATCCCAGCGATCTTGATTTAACATTAGTTCTCGCAATGTGGAAAAAATGAGATGTCCAGTATACAAAGTAATCATAGTCGGTGCGACTGTTGCAGCCACATAAGCCGTTGCATCTAATGCAGCTTTCTTTTTTGACGCTCCAAGTTCTTTTGATATGCCATATTCACGGCCAACTTTTCTTGCCATACCTTTTAATACTTTATCCTGAAAAGAATAGATGAATGATGTAATACCATAAACAATTCTTCCAAGAGGCGTTTCTGCCCACTTAGGTCTATCAGCTATTCTTGGGTCTTGGATAGTCTGGTCGGCAAATCTCATTATAGCTACTGACAATTGCATTCCCATATCAGAATATTCGCCAGAGTCGTACATGATATCTTCGTTAGCTGGTAATTTAGTTTTACCTTTTATTCTTGATTTCTTGCGAATTTTAGTAACTTTAAAATCATTAAAGCTTGTTATATAATCGGAGAATTGATCCATATTAGAATCAGCAACGCCAAAATCATTTAATACTTTTTTCGCTTTAATCTTTGCTCGTTCATTATTTGGATTTTTATATTCGTGAGCCATCTCACTTATAAACTGAAATCCAATTTTTGCTGCTGTTCTACGTTGTGCGTTTGTAAGTCCAGTTAGCTTTGTCTTGTAAAAGAATTGCTGCATCATGCGATTAAGTTTCGGATTGTTCCCAACGCTTCCACCAATTCTATTGGTTAATATGTCGCCTACTTCTGGGTCATCAATAACACCTAATATTCTTGAGAATTGCTGTCTTAATCGAATGTCTTCTGGATTCCCTCCCAGTTTTCTAATACCAGGAAATTCTTGAAGCGTGGTTACAAAAGACGAAAATCCTTTAGCAACACTTTCTGATGTTATTGCAGCTGTAAAAGGTTCTGCTATAGATGCGATAGGCGCTCTGACTAATAATGTAATAGATGTTAAAGCGTGAATATGGTTTGCAGCTGACGCTGCCATATGATCTTGATTTGCAGTTGCTTTACCAGTAATTAAATTAACTGTGCTAGTAAACATTTTAGCATCAGATTCAGCTATGCCAGCAATGTTAAATCCTCTTTGAGTCAAATACTCAATGTAATCATTATATACTCCTTTTGGGACTTTACCATCTGAATCCACTTCAGGAATCTTTTGCTCGCCAAAACGTCTGTTATATTCAGCTTTTCTGGACGCAGACATTATGTAGCTAATAATATTTTCAATTGGATCGCTAACATAAAACTCATCTAACAAAGCATCAGCTTCAGGAGGTAACTTTCTTTTCTTTGTTAAATTACTTGCTGGAGGAGCGTCTAAAGCTTCTCCTACTTGCTTTTCATATATAGTGTTTTTCCATTTTATAGCTGAAGTATCCCCATAAGCAAACTTCATATCACTATAAAATTTTTGATACATTTCCGATATTTCTGATATTTGCTGCTCTAATTCTGACTCCACTTTTTCTAATTCAGCTTGCTCTTTTTCATCAAGACCAGTTGTTTCTTTTTTCTTATTTAATCTTTTAGAAGTTTCATAATTAATTTTTAAATCTTTAAATTCTTTTGATCTTGTAAAATCTATATATTCTTGCGACTCAACTATGCCAAGTTTTGAATCTTGTATAAATTCTACAACAGATATCATTTGCTTTATGTCTGTTGGATTAAGTTCCCCATTTTCGTTTTTAAATATTATTTCATATACTTTTGCAGCTTGTTTTTTAAATTTATAAGGCCTTGCGTTAACCATTTCTAAATCTGGTACTCTTTGCATATATCCAGACTCGGCATAGCCAAGGTCTAATCCTGCAATTCTCATATACTCATAAATGCCATTCATTAATCCACGCAATTGACCAGCAGCTTTTATTACGTTTTTAGGAGCAGAATCAAACGTATCTTGGCTTGTTAAGATCATTCTTAAAAGCTTTCTATCGTCCGTACTCATTTCGTTAATTTTGTTTTGCTCTATAATTGCTGTAAGCTGTAATGAGTATAGCCTTGCTTGCCTTACAGTAGCGTCGGCAAAGTTTCCACCAGTAGCCGTAGATTGCAATTTACCTCCAGCTTGTGTTCCTAAGTTCTGAAACAAGTATTGCATTTCTCTGTTACGAGGATAGCGCTTCATTATGGACTTTAATGCACCTTGCTTTTGGTAGACATACTGACTAAACAACACATCTTCTAAAGCTTCATAGAATCTAGTTCCTAAATTTCTTTCTCTTAATCCTTGATCTAAAAGTTTCTGCCTTTCCTTTTGACGCTCTTTAAACAATTTAGCTTCATTAATTACACGCCTTTGCTCTTGCATCAGGCTTTCTGATCTTTCTTTTGGCAGTTCGTAAAGTTTTCTTACGTCAACTCTAGTATCTTCAGGCAATGTCTTTCCAGTTATGCCATCTCCTAACATTGTATCTTGAGATATAGCGTCCATAAGATTTTGCATTGCACCAAATATTTCCAATCGATCTTGTTCTTTTGGAAATGTTAAGGCCATTCTGGAATCTAATATTTTATTTACATTCCCTGAATTTTGTAACCCCTCTTTAGTAACGCCTAACTGTTCTAACGTAGTTAAGTAACCCTCATTTGTTTTGGATAGAAAATCAGCGTTCATCTTAGCTAAATTCATCTTGTATGTGGTAAAGGCTTCTCCAACTCTTGCAAACATTTCGTGTGGCGATGCCCAGTAGTTTACATCTGATTTATAGATAGGTGCAAAAAATTCTGCGTCTTTTCTAAATTGTGATTTGTCTACAGTTCGGCTTGAGGCTTTGCCACCAAGAATAGCTTCTTTTCTTTTTATTAATTCTTTTATCTTTTTAGCTTCAGGTTTCTTTTTAGATATTCTTGCAATCTCATTATCTATTTCTATAAGCTTTTGTGATTCAGACGCTTTATCCTGAAACATTGCTCTAACTAAATTAGCATAAGCTTCTTTTAGGTTTTTAGGTGTATCAGGAAGTACGGCGTTCTTTCCGTCTTTTCTGATTTTGTTGCTCATAAG